NGAAGCATTGTTAAGAGTTTCGATGGGGTGTACGTCGATGTCTTCCGCATCGGGTGTGCCTTCTATTCCATGTGTTACCGTCACCTCGGTATTTCCATTCAGAAGTGTCGCGGTTCCGCCGTTCTCCGTGACGTAGCCGAGGTTGTTCCTCACTAAACCATTAGTTGCCGAATAACTCATCCCAGCTGTAACGTTACCCCTCAAATTGTTGCCAACTATTATCGGGTAGTCACAGTTATTCGTTATGTATATTCCATAGGTCTGTGTTCCCGGCCCACTGTCATAGCATTGATTCCCTTCTACGATTAATTCGTCTGCCTCGTTCAGGTACATACCATAAACATTGTCGAAGAGCTTATTCCCTATTATCACGCTTCGCGAAGCGTTAGCATGGTTTAACTGTATGCCTCTCAAGGTATTATCGTAGCAGTCATTCCCGATTATGGTAGCACGTTGAAATGCCGCTATCCCGTTTTCTGTATTGCTGTAACATTTATTCCCTTGGATTATCGCGTGGATATCGTGAACCGTTCCGGTTACACCTATGCCTGAAAGCGTGTTGCCGTGAGATGAACACCCCATAATTGCTGCTTGGGTTTCAATCCCTGAATCAGAGGGAGCTACATCTACACTGATTCCATACTCACCGTTATTATATGCTTCCAAACCATCTATGTAAACCCCGCAACCTATTACCTCAATACCATCCTTACCAGATCCTTCCGTTCTCCCGCCAATTACTTTAGGTCCATAGTTTATAGCGGAGGGCCCGGTTGAAGCTATGTGTATATTATTATGATCACAGTTTTTTACTACACAGTTTTCTACATGAACGCCGTATATATGACTGGTCGACGCTACTATTGCTAATCCATAAACTTTTGCGTCTTCAATAGTAACATCTCTAACAGAGACGTAGGAAGAATCATAAGCCCTTATCACATGAACGCCAGCAGACTGATTGGCCTTATTCCCGATGTACGTTCCACCTATAAAACCTACCTTAGTCTTGCTTGCTATGTTAAACATGTGAGCATCCGCATTATCGGCTAAAGTAGCTTTACCCTGCAACTCTATGAGTGTGTAGCTTGGAGGTGTGATAGATCCAGTTAAGGTGATGTCTCCCAATAATAGAACTTTCTCCATCCATGTTCGGCCCGCCGTCAAGCCGTCTAGGGCTGCCTGTATTGCCGTGATGTCAGATGAGTAGGGGGTATTCTCCCCTGATACTCCATCTCGGACATACTGTAAAGAGTTTGTCTTATGGTACACTGTTTTTCGCGCTGAGAGAGACTTGTACCAGCCGTCTCCATCTACCCCACCAGCCTTCTCTATAAGGTCGTTAAAGTCAGCCGACTTTATCCTGTCTCCACTACTCACTTGGTTGTATCCACTCATGTTTTCTCATCCCCTCCTAAACGGCAACTCGTGTAAACGAAGATGTCTAAAAGCGAAGCCTTCAGCGTTTTTAGGGTCAAGAGGCTCCTCAATTAATTCCACCGCTTCATATAGTCGATTGTTAATGGGATGAACCACTCGATCCTTATGTACGTGACGAACATTATCTAAAGTCCATAACTCCGCGTCATTCCGCACAATATAGCCCCCCGCAAACGAGGGCGCGACACCTCCCCGCACGACAAATAGCCCCGTGATCTCTACATCTGTGAAACTAGGCTCGTCACGATGCCCCGTAGTGTCATCTCTCTCCACCATCCACGATATTTTTTTCAAAGTTAATGTCTGAAACGCCTTAACCGCGAGAAGCGCCCGCTCATATTGACTTGTTAAAACATCGTAGCGAGAATTATCGTAGGCAGCTTTATCATATCTCGCAGGGTCCCTTGCGACGAGGCTCATCCCCTGTACACCTTCATCTGATTCATCCGGTACTCCCTCAATTTCTCCTTCATAGGTTGGGTGAAAACCTCATCCACAAGGCGGTTGATCTTAGCTTCTCCCACAGACACGCCTCCAAAGGAGACAGAAACACGATTATCTTTTACATCCATGATTTGTCGAGCCATTTCCGCCGTCATTCTTGTACTTAAACTCCACACTATGCGAGGGGTTAAAGCATAACCACATTGATAGTTTATCCGTATATTACTATACTCTGTGCGGTTGGGTAGAGTGACAAGGTAGACCCCTTCCTCCGCCACTATGTAGTCGTTGGCATGTCCCTCCGTCTTGGTTCCCCAAGCCCCATTATCATAGTATTCGAGTTTATGTACCTCAATCAAGGGTGTGTACTTGGGTTGTAACAAGGGCTTGTTCCCGCTGGGGAGGTACTTGCCACTGTGAAGCTCATCTGGCATGGTGATACCTCCGTCTTGAAAAAAGTCTTCCTTCACACGACAATAAGCTTCTATTTCCCCATCTATGGCTTTAATCAGTTTTTGGACGAAACTCTCATAGTTCGAACGATCTGATTTCGCAGTAATGTCATCGCTTGTGAATTGCCCCCAGTCTTCAACATCAACTATATCCGTGTAAGGCATACCTAGTGTCCACCTACAAGTATCCTAACATCTGTGCTTGATAAGGAACCCCCAGAGTCAATTGTAACTATATTAGTAGATTCCGTGCAAGCGACTGCTGCGTGTGTGTTGGCGTTAAGAGCTACAGTATCGATAATAGTATCCAATTCATCTATCGTTACCGTATCGTCAGCACTCGCATCCTTCACTAAGAGTAGAACTTGACGAGCCCCATACCCCCCACTTCTCCATAGATATATTGGGGTTAAACTAGTCATCTTCTATCTTCCCTCCTATAGCCTTCTCATAAACTTTCATGTAATCACTCCAAACCCTTTCAAGACTGTAATACCTTGATGCCTCCAAGGCATTCTTACTCATCTCGTTTCTCAACTCGGGTTTCTCCATAAGGTAGTGAGTCAAATCGAGGAAGCCCACCACATCCCCCGGCTCCACAAGGAATCCTGTCTCCCCGTCACGGACATATTCAGGAATCCCCCCAAGGGCTACAGTTATAACCGGTTTGCCACACGCGAAGCTCTCAAGTATAGTGAGTCCACAGGGCTCAGGCCACCGAGCGGGAACTTGCACTAGGCTTGAGTGGGCTATCATTTTCACCATGTCAGATTCAGGGAGGAAGCCGAGGTACTTGGACTTGCATTTCTCTATGTCTATCTTGTAGTCCCTCATAGCCCCGCAGGACAAGTGGGGGTAGGGAAGTATCTGCGCGGATTGGAAGTGCCAGTCTACTGCCTTCTCCCACCGCATCAACCCGAACCAGAAGATGTAGCCCCCATCCTCCCCACTTTCAAAGGCTTCTGTGTCCACGCCATTCTTGACTACGGTTATGTGGTTCACATCGTAGTCAAAGTCGCCCATCAAGAGCCTCTGAGCGTTACATAGAGTCACGATTTCCACGTCCCGCATGGTGTTCCTCAGTTCTTGGAGATTGGGGATATTCTTCAACCCTTCAGGGCAAGCACCACATATAGACCAATTCAAAGGGTGACAGACTTGTCCTTGCCGGAGCCTAGCCCTCATCTTGCAGACAGGGTACCAGTCGTGAACCGTCCACACAACGGGGATGCCCTTTAATTGACAATATTTAATTGGGTCTAAGCCGACGACGGCGATGTTGTGGAAATGAACTAGGTCGGGGTTAAAGGATTCTATCTCCTCGGTGGCTACTTGTTCGCTGGGCGTGTTCTCCTTATCCAAGAGTGGGGCGACGAACCTTGTTTCGTGACCATGTTTAGAGGCCATGCGCATAATGTTTTTCGCCATCTTCTCCGCGCCGGCGTGGACAAGGTAATCGTTGACATAGAGGATCTTCATTCAACCACCTGTATGTCTAGATCTTTTATCATCGTATTTGTCTGGTCGACCACATACTTCATCTCGCACTTGAGGTTGCAGGGAGCCCTTTCCTCCAGTTTCTTGAAAGAACCGTCAAAAATGTTGCCCATGTAACCCTCTTTTCCCTTCGGGTTCATCGTTACTAGGCGGAACCATGAGAGGCATCGGTAGACATCGCCATTATTGTTTAAGACGTAATGATTGAGTCCCGCGTTACAAGTCAATGTTTCATTGTTTGCTTCCAATAGGTCAGGTGGATGCTCATAGGGGCTTACATGAACCCTATAGCCCAATGCAGCCAGAGTTTCAGCGTCGCCCAAGTGTTCCTTGATGCTCTCATGGTCTATGATGTTGACACTCACTTGGAACCCTGAGGCTTGTAAAAGACGGAGACGTTGGGCAAACCCCTTTAACGACAGTCCCCCGATCTCTTCTCCTGTCGGGTGCCAACTCCCTGTGAAGTGGAGGCACATGCCTGTGGGAGCTTCCGTGATGAACTTGAAGAAGTTGGAAGAGTAGAGGTTACTCGTCACGGCAAACCTGTGTTTACGGTCTAAGCGGTTTAACATGTCCACGAAACGTGGGAAAACAAGAGGCTCCCCACCCACGAAATCGAAGATTGCAGGGTCAAGGCGGTTAAGGGCTTCCGCCCACTCCTCCCAAGGATGATCCTCCACTTTGTATAAGGGAGAAGGGCGGACGACTTGCCTGACCCAGCAGTAGGGACAGTTACCATAATTGCATTTCCAAGTTTGGTTAACCATCACCCTATCTCGGCTCATTATCAATTTTTCCCTCTAAGAGTGGTTTAGCCCAACAAAAATCGTCGTTAAGACAAACATACTCAAAAGCCTCTCCGATCCATCTGTGAATACGAGTTAGAGAGGTGTTAGTCAATCGACTTATTTCCTCGGGAGATAAATCTATGTATCTGTACATTCTATAAATGGCTAGCCATTTACGTAAAAGAGAGATAATGTCTTTTTTAGATTTTAAGTTTTTAAATATTTTTAGGTTACGATTTATTCTCTTAGGATCTTTAGATATAATGTCTTGTTCAATCTTATCTCTTAGATTCTCCTTTTGTTGTATGAGAAAGGTTGTTCTTCTTGTTGCTTCTCTCACTGTTCTGTAAGATTTTAAACCAATATCTTGGTTTATTTTAAAGGTTAACGCTTCTTTTATTCTATCTTTAGCCCATTCTTTAATATGGAGTGTTGAGTCTTCTAATAAAATGTTCGGGATAAAGAGTTTATTAGTAATATAACCTCCATAAAACCCCCAAATATATACCCCTTCAAAGGTTTTCTCTTCTTTAAACTGAAACAGTTTCTCCATATAGAGGCACACCCCACTCCTTGACGAGCTCTATGTTTCCCTCGCTTTGACCAAAATAATACGTGGGCGTTCCAGAAAGATGGGATAACAGGGACAGATGCTTACGCTGGGAATACATGCACTTCAAGGTGGATAGCAAGTAACTCATTTTCATAGGGTTAACTGTATGATAGTAATCATCGCAATCCATGTTTCGGGTGGCTATGAAGTCGTCTTCACGGGGGTCGCATTTATGTCGGACGCTTGCAATGCCTAATACCTTTCCCTCAGGTAATTCCACGTTGATAACACTTGCTCGTGTTCCACCACCACCGTGATGAACGGCGTTATACCCAACCCACCCACGATAATCGTGATCCCATCTTTTAGCAGGGCAACAAAACCCAAAGTCTTGCTCATAGTCTACATGAAGATAATCGCTTAATGATTTGTATCGAACACTGACATAATCCACTTGTCCAATAAATTGGAGCATTTCTTCACAGACAGGGAACTGCACAGCCCTTAACTCTATTCGACATCCCTGTTTACGGTAAGAATCCACCAGACGATTTAGCCCTGGGAGAGAGGAGGGAAGAATAAATCCTCCGCCTATTACCAAAACATCCACATTAACAATATCCAACTCGCTAACTGTTTTTACTTTAAAGATTTCATGTGTCTCTTCTGGGTCATACGAACCCACTATAACATCGTTTCTATCATATTGTGTTAACAGCCCTGCCAGTATCGCCTCGTCACCGACACTTCCCCGTCCCCATGTGAGGTTGCATAAGAAGTATTTCATTAAGCCTCCACCAATTTCTGTTCCCATTCAAGAATCTCAGGAATACTCATCCAAGAACCCCTCATAATCACGACACCGTGCTGAGTCCACTGGCTCATGTCGTAGTTGATGATCCATCCTTCCTCCATAGCCTCCCTGTAAATGTCACTCCCAGGAAGAGGGTTTAGAATAGTGACATGCTTACTGTGGGTGTAGGGAGCCAGTTTCTGCATCAAGTCAAGCGTCATCTGGGCGTCCTTCACAGTCTCCGTCTTGTTCCCGATCATCCAGTAAGTGAAGACCTTGAAGCCATGGTCGAAACACCGCTTCACCGTTGACACTATGTCCTCTATCTTGAGATTCTTGTGGATAGCGTCTAAAACTCGCTGGGACCCAGACTCGCATCCCAGCATGACGACCTCGAAGCCCGCATCCCGCATACGACTTAGAAGCTTGTTTGTCACAAACCGTTTACTACACCGGGCCTGCGTCTTGTATTTCATCACATTTAAACCGAAGTCTATGATCTCATCGCAGACCTCGATGCACCACTTTGTCTCGCTACGGTTCATGCCGAACAATTCATCATCATAAACGAAGAGAGTTTTAATCCCCCAGCGGTCTCGGATCTGCACAAGTTCTTTCACGATGTTAAGGGGACTACGCCGGCGGTTCCTCCTCCCGAAGACGCTGTGACTGCAGAAATTGCATCGATGGGGGCATCCCCTCTGCCACATCACCGTCGTCTCAGGGCGATCTAGGATGGGGTCGTTCCCTGTGTACCACTTACTGTTAATCTCTGGGATGAGGAGATCCCGCGCGGGGAAGGACAAGTCATCTAACACGGCTGGCTTCTCATTGTATAGGAGTCCCTTATGGGTTAATGCCTTCTCTATGATGAGTTCTCCTTCTCCTATCACGGCGCAGTCAGCTCCTGAGAGGGCTAGGCTCTTGTGGGGGAGAGCGGAGACGTGGGGTCCTCCAATGATTGTTTGGAGTTCGTGGTTATCCATCTTGGCGAGTTTAATGGTCTTAACCATGCTTCGGAAGCTGAGGGTTGTACCTGTGACTCCCAACACGTCGGGGTGGTTTTCCCTTATTGCTCCTTTCAAGTCTGAGAAGTTGAAACGAAGAGCCTCGGCGTCTATCACCTTGACCTCATGGTTTTCCCTTAACACTGAGGCGAGGGATAGGAGTCCTAGCCCCGGGTTTTGGTGTATCCAGTGTCCTGAATACATCCATTGGGGAGGGTTGACGAGGAGAACCTTCATTTAATTCTCCTCTTTTAGATCTAGTATTTCGATTTTATTTCCATTAAGGTGAAGGGTGTAAATTACTCCTGTAGCCGTCGATGGTAAGGGTGAGTCTGAATAACAGAATATCATTACTTCCTTTACTTCAATACGATTTCCATTGTAAATTTTAATCAAAGCCTTCATTCCTGTCTCCATCCTGGCTTCAAGGCGTAGGGCATTATGAAGTTTAAAGCCTTCAAATAGAACTGGGCTTCGTCGCTGTACCCATATTTAAGGTCGTTGAACAACCCGTGAAACGCCACTCTTAGGAAGGTGTCTTCGTCTACCCCAAGCGTCTCTATTGAGTATGTTTTAAGCAGCTCCCAGATTCGGGTTCCATACTCGTAGGCGCGTTTCACCCATTGAGGCTCGTCCCAACTCCGCTCCAAGGTGATCTCCTTTAATTCTTCTTGAAGATAGTTTCGGAACAATTCTAAGGTATGGATGTTACTGAACTCTAGCCGTAGAGACGTGTGGGCTGGCTCATCATTAGTTGGGCTGTATTGTTGGAAGCTGTGGGGAACCTTGTTTATCGTCAGCCACTCCAAGATCTTCAACAGATTCTTGTTTGAGTAGATTATGAAGGTGCGCCATATTCCCTGTGAGTGATTCTCAAGGTCAGTCATTCCGAGTCCTCCTGTACGGGTATTGGCTCTGGTTGTAACTCGTAGTTTGTTATGCCGTCCGCAAGCATTTCATCGAAGAAGTCCACCCACAAGGGTAGTATGCACTTCTCGTAGTCATATAGGATGGTCGCTATGATCTGGCTCTGCACCCCGTACTCCTTGCGTTTCTCTTCGCTGTTATAAGCCTCTGAGAGCGCGTCAACAGCCTTCCACTCATCCGCGAAACACTGAGTGGCGTTTAGCGGCGTGTAGTGAAGATCCTTGTAGGGAACAAGCCAACCGTGATCCTTCACAAGCTCCGTCATGCTGGTGAAGTCTGTGACGATGCAGGGAACTTGACACGCTTGGGCCTCAAGGATGGGGAGCCCGAATCCCTCCCCTTGGGCTAGGTTCATAAATACATCAAAGCTGTTATAGATCATGTTGAGCTGGGGCTCGCTTAGACCTGTAAACATCTTCACGATGGGGGTCCACCGCATATAGGGAAGCATCCCCATCTCTGAGCCAAGGTCGTCTAGGTGGAAGCCACGCATCACACCCCTTATCCATGTGTGGAGGTAGATGCAGAAATCCTTCTCCGCATCGGGGTTCTGCTCTAAGAAGAGCTTGCAGACTAAAAGCATCCGACTTATATCCTTGCGGGGTCCCTTGTTCGCCGCGTTTATACCCACCACGAAAGAGTCCTTGTCAATCTTCGACAATATCTTATGTTTTGAGAATTGGTCGGCTTTGCTTATCTGGTTAACCCAATCCTTCGCTTCACCCTTATCTTCCATTGGCTTGAATACACGGGTGTTGACGCCATGGGGAATATAGTCGCACTCAATGCCATGCTGTTTGAACTGGCTCTCCGCATACCGGCTCATCGCCACAACTCTATAGGCTCGCTTCACTATGTTGGTGACGGGAGGCATCAACGGGAAGTGGTCTACAGGGGTATACGCTACCCACTTAGGGTGCAATGTGTCAAGCCATCCGCTTCCTACCCAACAGTCGAAGAGGGTTACAAAAACCTGGGGATTGAAGTCAGCTATAGCAAGCTCTGCAGCGTCCTTGCCATATTGGTCGAAGGCTTTAGGGTACTGCATTAACCCGTTAAGCGTTAAAACCCCGCCTTCCGTCCCATAGTAGTTAACCGTTCTAATGTTGAAGCCTTGTTTGAGGAGACGGTAGACCACATTCTTGGTGACGGTTCCGTAGCCTGTGGGGGCGAAGGGCGCGTTGCTCATCCACAGGATCTTAAAGTCTCTTCTTCTCATCTTTCATCATCTATCATCATATCGGACATACATCCACTTCTTGAAGACCGCAATGGGACTATCTTCTTGGGAGCGACGAATATAGAGGACGGATTCATCCTCATTGAAGTCGAATGTCGCCTCCTCGAAGATCTCCACATTCTTCGGGTCTAATCTCACTATCACCTTACTCATCAAACATCAACAACCATCATCTTCTCCCATAAAACTGGGATAAAATAGGACAATACTTCTAAGAAGATTAGTCTACAGTCGTTATCTCGTGCACGCCATCCGTGTGTATGATCGTCCCACCGAACCTCATCGTCATCCTAACATAGTTCCTGCCCGACTCGATTACATAGTCTGTCCTGATGTCAGGGCGTCTCTTAATGGCTCCGCCGAGGGCTCCCTTCGCAAGCATGAAGCTACGGTAGGTTCCTCCCGTCCCGTCTATCAGCGGGGTCTGTATGATGTCCACACCGAAATAGTTGGCGACGGCTCCTCGCTCTATGACCTCTCGGGTTCCGAACTGCGCTGCGTCGTAGAAAGCCTGATTCTGCAGGAGGCTTACCATTGTGACGGGGTGGACAATTAGGAAGGTAGGCTCATAGGTTCCCGCTCTCAGGGAGCCGATAACCTCAGCTATGACGCTTCCCGTCATAACAGCTGCCACGGCAAGGGTTCCCTTTATCGAGGTAGAGGGGTTCTCAAGCCACGTAAGCCAATCCGTGTCCACCTTCTCCGCTATCCCCGCGCCAAGTCCCTCATTCAACGCGTCAATAGTGCTTGGAATAAGGTCTTCCACATCAGCCTCAGTCATGTAGTAAGCTGCGCCGATGGTTTGGAGGGTGACGGGTATGCTGTTCACCGTGGCCGCGCTTATGGTGGGCTCGGTTCCCTCACTGACGGCGACGGCGACAACCTTCTCAACTGTCGGGATGTGAACCCTGTCTCCTGGGCTTCCCGTGATGTCGTCCTTCCAGTTCACCAATCCAGGTACACTTAGGAACTTGCTATTCGGGTAGACATGAAGCCTCTCAACCTCCGCTGCCCATACCTCTGGGATGGCACTGCCTCCACTTAGGGCTCCAATGGCCTCAGTCATCTGTTCCCTCGTCTGCTTTGCGGTGTCGATTCTGATTCCACCCTTTATTGCCTCAACGATCTTGGACTTATAGTCTTCTGGGGAGGGGGGTATAGCTGCCTCATTTAGACGTGTGGGGGAGGGGTCAGGTGTGGATAGTTTCCGGAGTTCAGTCATCTCATGTCGCATTTTCTCTAGTTCCTTACGTAGTTCAGTGGTGTCTACTACAATCTGTGGCGCTTGTTCTGCCATAAATTCACCTCTTTTTTTGGGGTTTCTGGTCCGCCTCACGCGGTCACTACTGGGCAATCCCCTTTTGTCCCAGCGCACGCCTTCACAGGGGCGTGAACCTCAATGTCACGAAGTGACCGTGATAAAACTAGATTTTAACGATTATCTGTTTAGCTAGTTTATTGGTTTTCTTAAGTTTCTCCTGGAGGTCTGCGTTATACGTCTTGAGTTGGTCAATGGTCCTAGACTGCGATGCAAGCCTCTTCGCTTGCTCCACAAGTTTCTCGCTTAAGTCCGCGCTCTGTCTCATTATACCCGCATTCTCCTCCGTTTTTTGGGCAAGCTCCCCTTGTATCTCGACTTCCTTCTTACGGAGTTTTGAAAGCTCTTCCTCAGCCCTCATCAGTTTAGTTGAAGTCTCATTAAGAGAGGTCAAGTTCTTGGTGTTCTCTTCGGTCAAGTCCCCGCTCTTCTCCATGTACTTCTCAAGTTCGCCACGAATTTCGTTTACCTGTCTACTGAGTTTGTTAACCTCCCGAGTTTTCGCGCTTAGTCGTCCGCTTAGGCTTCCCTTCTTATTGTCCGACTCACGGAGATCTTCTTCTCTACGTTCTATATTCTCCATGAGTTCTAAAACTTCCTTCTCAAGCTCCGCAACTCTCGCCATCTTCTCTTGAAGTTTACGCTTAGTGTTACCATGGTCTCTCTGCTCCACGCTCAACTTAGACTTGAGGTCGCCTATCTCCCTTGTCTGGTCAGCGACCATCCGCTTAAGATTGATAGTCTCCCTCATGTACTCTGCTACTAGGTTTTCACCCACCGTCTGGTCAGGAATAGTCACATCTATGGCTCCCTCCGGCCCTGCGGGGGCATCTGGCACACAGTCTCCTATGGATTTATCCCAATGAAGACCAGGTGGGCATTCTTGCTCCAGGACTCCGCTAGGCTCTGTCTCAATGGGTTCTCCTTGCACTTTCAAGTCAGCGGGTAGCTCCTCCTTCAATAGTAGAGAGGAAGCTAGAGAGGTTTGTTTCCCTAAGATTTTGGCTAGATTATTAGCTTCTTCCACAGTGAATCCCTTTTCTTGGGTGAAGTAGGCTACGCAGTTCTCTACTCCTGGGCCTCTTCCTCCCCAATACTCTTCCTTAGACTTCTCAATCATCTCGTCTAATATGTCGAAGACTGTGTTCCACTTTTCTTGTGTCATTAAGGGGAGGGTCTGCTCTGGTCCTGGGGTTTGGAAGTCTCTTCCCGCATCTTCACCCGTAGGAACATCGTCGGGTACACACTTCATCTGCTCCACATCCCACCGTTGCCCTGGAGGACAGTCTGGAACCTTTTCTCCTGTTCCTGTCACGCTTTGCTCTTCTGGAGCCGACACTTTCAACGGCTCTGCTTGTTCTCTCATCTTGTTGTCACCTTGTAGTGACTCTACTAGAGAGTGCCCCAAGCTCTCGTTAATGATAAAGGGCTCTATAGTGGTGAGAGGGTCTCCTGGGAGTTGTACTCCTTTTTCTAGGAGAGCCAGTGCTTGGAAGACGTATTGATCGGGTACGAAGGTTTCGCCCACGTAATGGGCTTTTATGGGGTGTCCCTCTATGCTTGGGTGGAGGATTAAATCGTTGTCGAGTTTGTATATTACTTCGGGAAGTGTTTTGGGTATCCGTACCATCGTCTCAACGGTCATGTCCTCGAATTGGGCTTTGAAGACTCGGGCATCGGGGTAGGGAAGCCACTGGCTGTGATCGTGATTCATGTTTAACGGACGCCAACCCAAACTAGGGGCAACCCGCATCATGTACTGCCAATTGCGATAGTCGTTCTCATTCATGCTTAGATTAGCGGTTAAAGCCCTCATCTTGTAGTATTTCGCGTCTTTGTCCTCCCTCACAAACTCTATTTCAGGTTCCTTTATCCAACCGAAGGACTCTCTAAGGTACTGGGCTTCGACTTGGTAGGGCTTCGTGTCGTCCAAATCGTTCTTGTTGAGCCACGCATGGTAGTAGATTTCTCCCTCTTCCTTCCCGTACTGTTTCAGGAAGTTCTGGTATATCCTTTCGAAATCTTCGTGTCTAGGCATCTTTTTCACCTTTGATAACGAGGAACTATTTTTCTTCCTTCTATATTTATAATGTTTTGAGAGTAGTCTGGTTCAAATTCATCTATTGGACAACTAATAATCTGTGCTATCAAGTAGAGTTCTGTCATTGAAACAGTTACAGGAATACCCCCCATTATAGTATCAACCTTCTCAGTAAAAACCCTACAATTTGAATATCCCTTTTTACACCAAGCACAAATACTTTCAGATCCCCAAGGAACATAGAAGGGTTCAACAGATTCATGGATATAGCTTAGAGTTAATTCGCTTAAAGTCAAAGTCTTCAAAGTCTCAAAGTCTTCATGCCGAGGTAACTTCATTCACCTTCCTCACATTTTTCACAGAACCAGACACTTTTAGTGCCAGATTCATGAGTAAGTTTCTCCCCACAAATAGGGCAACGAGGATGAATAAGTCTCCAAATAACCCTCATGGTCTTCCCCATCCTTCTCCCACCGTCCTCCCGCCCTTGATAATTCCCTTCCAATCGCAACACTCACACTTGAACATCTCGGTTTTACCTATACGAGTCTCAATATTCGCCCCACAAAGGGGACACACACTATTCCATCCCATCTTCTATCGTCTCCTCCAATCGCTTAAGGAAATGTAATATCTCGAACAAGGGTATCTTACCTTCCATCAATACTCTCTCCCTGAGTTCTCTTCCCAGCTCGCCTAACGCGACCACGCTCTCCGTTAAGGGGGTCCCCACTTCTCCCTTAGCCCAAGCGTATTCCCTCAACCTTAATAATACGGTTGAAGAGAGGAGTCCCTCCACCACTAAAGGCTCCAACAAGTCGCATAGGAGCATTATGTCGAGGCTATATTCGGCGACAACCAATGGGGCAGTAAGCAAGCCTTGGAGAGTTAAGGGTATCCGCCTTATTCTTCGGGGAGGACGGAAGACACCTACCTCTGGTGTAACCGTGGGCGCGGGAACCGCTGTCCCGTATTCTCCCCAATAGCTACCCCCCCAGTAGGATCCACCCCAGTAACTGCCGCCCCAATAATCGTCTTCAGCCATGTTAAGCCGCGTCCTTTGTCACTGCTGTCCGGTTTTTGTTAGCATCTACCGTCACAGTTAAACGGTCTTTACTGTCGCCTATGTCCCTGAAGGTTAGGGTGGTGGTGCCTCCTCCGCTGAGTTTGCCGAACAAAGCCGACATGATTAGACGCATGGTCTGCCTTAGTGTTGTTGAGCCTTCCACCACTTCGTCATGAATGGCGTCTACACCTGCTGCCGATAATGCAGTCGCGGTTATCCACGCGGCGTCTCCCCGAGTCCTCAAGGCGGATAGTCCATAGGTCGCGTTCTTGAGTAGGGATTCTACTTCATCAACGTATCCGCCTACCGCTCCAAGGTCATCGTGAATATCGTATAAGCCCTTGGTGGTGGTAAGGAGACCTAGAACGTTATCCAATATAGCTTTCAGAGTTTCAGTGCTCCACCCCGCGCCTTTGATGGCTGTGAGGGTTGCTTCAAGTGCTACTGCTCCAGCAGATAGGTTGTCAAGATACCCCGCCCTTGTGGTGGTATAGTTATCGTCCATGGTTTTCACTCGTTCATTCATTGAGTCCGCGGTCGGGGATCCTGGGATGGCTGTGTTGAGGGCGTTATCTACTTCGGTGTTGACGCTTGTTTTCATCGTGGCGGAGAGGTCTATGTCCGATAATTCTGTCACATGCACTTGGAGTTTGTCGGTACTGTAGAGACTATCATATACGTTGGCGGGTAATACTTCGCAGTTGACTTTTACTGCCAATGCGCCTGCGACGTGAACAAAGATGACTAGGGGTCCAAGGGTGTCGGTGTCAGTAGCGTCTAAAACACAGTAATAAATACCGTTACTGATGTGCGTGGCTCCACCACTGTTTTTGTTGGCGAGCGTGGTTGCCCCATTTTTCCATATTTTGATGTCTGTGTTAGCGATAGTTAAACCTGTTTCCTCAGTGTTTCCGTCAGTACTATCCACGAAGTATCCGAGGGGGATTTCCTGTGAAGCTGTTGATTGTTTTAAAGCTATACTCATTTTAGTCACTTATTCCCTGCATTTTTAGGTGGTGCATGGCGACGGGGATACTCAGCCCCGCCGTCGTGTAGGTGGCGTAAATGCTTTGTTCCCTATCCTCTGTGCTCCCAGGGGTTCCAAAGGGGTCTGTCCAAGGAGGTGTTTTTTGAACCCAATTATCTGTTCCCACAGAATCATATCTTCCCCAAGTATCTCCTGATACAACGGAAAATACTAACCACCAATTCCCTACGGTTAAAGCTACGTCTGGCACATCTATTTGGTTAAATTGATTTTGGGTGATAGCTACTGGTACAGTATTATATGTTTTTCTTGTTCCTGGAAAATTATCCGTTCCATCATCGTCATAACATCCCGCTTGCGCCGTGTTATCGGCATTATAAATATATACATGGATATGTGTAACCGTACCGTTCTCAGTTAAAGCATATTTCGACCCCTTCATGTACCCTGAATCCATGTAAACCCCTGTTCCACCAACATCCGTCTTCCCAAAGGTGGGGTCTATGTTCACAGGGTAAACCGCTGAGTCTAAGAAGTCTTGGGGAAGCGTGATCTTGAGGAAGCCGTCTTTATCTGGGTCTCGGTTATATTCTCCCCATACTTCATTACCTATAGAATCGACTAAATGAATACGATATAAATGAAAGGCTTTACCTGTCTTATACTCATTGTTCCTCCTAGAGCTATGATAAACCGCGAAACTTCCAACTACATCAATCGGTCTATAAACCTTTACGACCCCGTCTTTAATAGCGTGAGTCGAATTGACAAAATCGTATTCCTTTATATTAAGTTCCTCTTCAAGTGATGGTTGATAATACCAATCTAAATTCATAGTTTCTATGGGGACTCTTATCGAGTTTATCGGAGGCTTAGCCTTAAGAATAATCTCAAACTCTACTCCGCCATGCTCGTATTGCCCCGTCGGCTCTAGCTGATAAATATGAAGATCGAGGAGAGGGGTTTCCCACTTAACCTTATCCTCGTGAAGGCGTGTGGATTTAATCGCTACATCTCGATCATCAAAACGTAGTTTAAGCGTAGCCTCTTTATCCCATCTCGTAAGAGTCAGCACAGGTTTAAACTCAACTGCCTCCAAGTCGCCAATAACAACCTCGTCCTCCTGTAACATTATCCTATAGGTCTTATCGTCTATGGGTTCAATTGATGTTTTAGTCTTCTTCATTTCACATCGGCTCTATGGGGGACGGCTAACCTCCACACACCTAATCATAATCAAGGTGCGTAGATACTGCTTCACGCTTAGGGGAGCCCTCCACTCAGCAGTCACCATCAGTCTACCCCTCGGGGGAATCGTCGACTCATAGAAGAACCGCACCTCATTGTTGCTTGTGACTATCTCTAAGTCCTCCACAGGACGATTGCCATCGTTCAAGATGTAGAAAGCGTCCTTGCATACCCCTCCAGGACGGTTCCTTGGAAGCATGAAGCTCCATCTTCCCTCTTGGTCTCTAGGGAGGGGTTCCTTGAGTCCCGCGTCGCGGTACAACAATAAAACCATTATCTCATCCTCTCATAGGCTGTAACTCTTGTCAAGATGCATCTACAGTGGGGGTGAATATTAGCCCTTATCTGGTCCTCGTTTATGATTTCAAGGTATGGGAAATAGTGTCTTAGATGGTTGCCGTAGTAGTAGGGGTCCTGCGCAAGGATTCGACACACATTACACAGTTTCTTGTCGTAGATTGATTCAAGTTTCCAAAGGTCTTGACTGCTGAAGAAGGTATGTTCCTCATACTCTGGGGGAATACGATCAACAGCTTCAACGACTTGGATTATCGCCGTTATCGTCTCCACGGTTATCCTCCCCCTTCAGCCTAGTGACTATGTAAGACTCTCCCCGTATGTTCTGTTGAGGAATAAGAGGCGTGGGGATAGGGGGCTGTAGTCTCTGAGGAGGGGTTAATAATTCAGGTTTAACCTCGAAGGTTACATCAAGGTTCTTCAGTATTTCAAGGTACTCCTCACGGTACAGCATGCCCCTCATAATGCCTTGACTAATAAGGTCGGGAAGGTGGAGGTCTTTGTGAGGAGGCTTCTGACGCCACTTGATTTTGGGATACAAATTGATTCCGTTAAGGGCGCAGAGAGGCTTAAACCAATCTTGCTCTACCACGCGTTTAATCACACGTCCAAGAGCATACACCTTACGGTCAACAATCTCAAGTAGAACTCGAGCGGAGGCCTCAGTAGCGTCTTTAAAGTAGAAGAGGCTGGGAGATACCAACCCAACAAATATGAGTCGGTCTATATATTCGATGTATTCCCAGAACCTTACTTGAGGATCTATCTCTAAGACTTTTATGAATTTGTTTAAGTCGAAGTCGGGAGTCACATCTCCGATGAATATGTCTTCTGCCGCGTCTTTTTCGGTAACAGCCGTTTTTAGGGGAGTCACGTCTCCAGGGTAAATCCAAATAATTGTGGGGCTTGAATACCTGTCCAAGATCTTGTCCATTTTGACTATGGCAGAACTTCTATAGGACAGAAGAGTGGACACAGATTTAATTATGCTTTGCCCGAAGGGGTCGTTCCCTATCTGGTTATAAGTAAACCACGCCAAGTCGTCGGTGTTTAACCATCGCTCCTCATTGCCAACCTTTTGATGTATTCTTTTAAGACTTGTCTTGTACTCGTTCCACTCTGACTTGTCTACTGTAGTAGGGTGGATAAGGTACAACCCGCTTTTTTCTGGGATGATTGTTATCTTTGTTTCCACAGGCAAGTAACCTGCGATGAGCATGTTCCTCGCAATGTTGGGAATAAGTTTATCGAGATTGTGATGTTTGTTAAATTCCTCGCAAAGCTTCTTACCCCGTTCAGCCTCTTCATAGCCTTCCTCATCTTCCTTTACATCAATTTCAAGATCCATGCCCCGACCAACTGCCGCATCAGAAAGACTATCTACCGCAGCGGTTACAGAGGGGTCGGAATTAGTTCCCTCGTAATACTCATAATAATCCTTAATTTCCTGCTTCTTCGGTCTAGGCCCCTTCCCCCCAAAAAACCCTCTCCCCGCATCTACCGTGAGACTCTTCCTTTGCTCCACTAGAGGAGGACGGAAAGCCTCATAGAGTCTTCTCAAAAAACCTTTTTCACTCATTTCTAAGGCCTCTTCGCAGTGTAGACGGTGGGAGTGCTTCTAATGTGAAGTTTTCCAATAGCTCCACTTGTCGCATCTACTTGATCCTTGAACTTCCCCTCAGGGAACAAGACTATTTCATCCAAGAATGGTTCGTTCCATCTCCCTGAGACAAGTTTAACATTATCGGCTTCTGCCGCACTACTAATTTGGACCTGTAACTTTGTCTCCTCTAACTGTGTATCCTTTCAATACTTCCCTTTGGTAGTGGTCGATCTGGGCTACTCCGCTGCTCCCAGGCTCTTGTTCTATGTAGATTCTGACTCTCCCTCTTCCGTATTTCGTCGCGTCTAGTTGGGCAGTTTGTTTTATGAGGGATTCTACTCCTTGAGGAGTAAGCCGGTCTCGTTTAATGTCTATAATATAGTAGATGCCTTCCTTCTCTCCAACCAAGGCCCCAACCGTGTAGGCAGGTTCCGACTTGCCTCTCTCTGGAACAGTTGAAGCTAAATCCCAGTATCTAACTAAATTACAATCCTGTGGATAATCCTCCACGATTTTAAACCATGATCGCTTGAAGAGCCTACCCTCTCCCCGTATCTCCCAGTCTCCTTCTAGCAGTCTCTTCCGGGTTATGGGGTCAAGGTGCATTAGGCTCTTAACATAGCTCTCCCTATCAAGGTAGGGGTTATCATCAAGACGGGCAGGTATGAAGGGACGTTCAAGAACTGGGGGGTTTATGAATCTCCTATAGACCCATTCAACATGTTTTCCCTCAGGGTTGCCCGCGCCGCGCATACGTAAAGGAACATCTACTCCTTCTAAGCGTCTTAAACGACTGAAAAGATATCTATAGTCTGCTTCTGGGAACTGGGGAAGCTCATCAAATCCTATAGACTGGAATGCTGCGCTCTGGTATCGATATTTGTCATCACTGTGTTGAAGGTATCCGAAGGATACCCGAGAAGGGGGATTGAGAGGAAAGGTCCAAGAATGATCTTTCCAACTCCATCGTGCATCTGTTCCTCCCAACCACTCAAAGGCCCTATCCATAAGGGCTTCGGGTAAGGTGAGTTCCGCGTAGGTTCGGCGGAAGAGTATGGCGTTGTATCCGGGGATGTCTACATACATGAGTGCTGCCATGAGTAGGGCGTCGCTCTTGCCTCCGCCTGCTGCTCCCCCGTAGAAGGCTTCGATGTTGTCTAGGAGTAGGAACTTCATCTGTTTGGGGGTGGGGCCTGATTTACCTGTTGTTGGGTGGGGTCTCTCTGGGATCCATGGGTTCTTTAGTATTCTTATCGTCTTTGCCCATAGTAAGTTCTCTGATGATTGGGGCATACTCTCTAAGCGTAACTGTGAGTCTTTGGTCAACACTTTTAATCATCTCTATTTTTTCAGGAACCCTCTCTAATAGTCCCGCGCTTTGCGCTATGTCTATGAACCTTGTGTAGGCTTCCATCACGAGTTTGAGGGCTCCGAGCTTAGTGGACTCGTATTCAGCAGTAGCGTGGGTGAACCATGCCCTCCGCCATACTTCCCTGACGCCTTGCAGGATTTCATGGGTTGTGCCTCCGTCTAGCCTTATGAGTTTAGGTATCCATGTTTCACGCCGGGTCCAATCAGCCCAGATGCCTCCTTCGGTTCGGTTGTATTTAGCCGCGATGTCTCTTACGGTTTCGGTTGTGCCTGCGCCTTTTACCATTAGGTTTAGCATTTCCATGCGTCGTTCCAATACTTGTTTGTTCATCTAGTCCCCCTCAAATACTAATCATTTATGAAGGTCTCCGTCCACCTGAAGTTGATCTAAGTCAACTAGCTCTATGGGTGGAATATTGATTGACATCTACTTTTCTGTTGTTTCTCTATCTAATATGAGGACATATTCTACAAAACTCTAAGAGGAGACTAACAAGTTTTAAGTCATCTATTGTATACTCTATGTCCATTGCGGGGCG